ATTAGAGATATATGGAGTAGATACAGGTAGTGTAACTATAGACAGTATACCAAATACTCCTGAATATAAAATTATATCCAGTATTGGTATTGATGATGGATCTATAGGAGATATACCAAATATGAGTACTGTAGATAGTATTAATAATAAAAGCATTGGGGATATAGATAATAAAGATACTAGCAATAATAGTATTGGCATTATGAGTATTGATAATAATGCTAAAGGGATTAATAGTACTGATAGAGTTACTGGTAATAGTATTAATGGGGATAAAGTACTAGAGAATATAGAGAGTGAGAAAGAGGTTACTGGTAGTGCAATAGGGTATAAGAATTTGATTCCGTTTAATCAATTGACAGAGGAAGCACAGAGGGAGCTCGCACGTAAAGGAGCAGCAAGGTCGGCAGAGGTAAAAAGAGCACGCAGAACAGGCAGAGAGATAGCACAAGCTATACTTGCAGCCAACATGACACCAGAACAGATTGAGGACGTTCTAAGCGGTGCAAAAGCGCTTCTGGGTGATGATACAACAGCATATGCGGTCATGACAGCCAAGATGGTACAGTGTGCTAACATGGGAGATGTTAAAGCTGCAATCTACATGAGAGACACGGCAGGAGATAAACCAGAGGACAATATGACAATTGATGCAAATCTGACAACTCCTGGCGATACAGAGATCCTTCGAAAACTTGCGGAACGTTTAGGGATAAAAGAGTAAAGTACAATAAATAGTACTTTGAACGGTGTTTTTAGTAAAAGTGCTACAAAACAGAGGTATCAAGTTAGTAATGTTGTCTAGTCAAGTGTGCACTAAACTATACATTCGCGCATAGTTGATACGAGAACCGCATAAATACTGGGTTTATAGGCATTTTAGCAGATAAATACACAGCAATGTGAATACATACAACATCAGTACATATCAGCACTGGTAGCATATAGATAACAGCATGATACATGGCAGATATGCGCACAAGCATAGCAGATACACAACAATGGCAGGTATGCATTGACCACTGATCATGCAGATATACAAGGCTTTATTTTTTGTATGCATATCCAAACACAAGTAATGAACGATGGCAGACAGAGCCACCCACCCCCACCCATCGGGTTTCGAATCACTCCGATTCAGGTACCATACACCCATCAGATAATTTATATAATTTTTAAACTTTATAGGTAATTTTACCTAATAATCAACCGAGGATACCAAATGGAATATGAATATGCGATAACTACAGATAATGCAATCACATACATAGTAGTAGATACCAGAACACCTAAAGAACTTATGGAGTACCTTACATCCGATGAATTTGTGCCATTAAAGCTAAAGATTGCAGAAGAATATCTAACAACTGTAAAAGGTCAATCATACATCGCTGAAGTTAATACAATTCTGGTAACCTATAAAAAAATATCATCCATAGAATTTATGTCAAAAAATCCATAAAAATTTTTGCTTCCGCAAATTATAAAATTATTAGGCGTGGCGGTTTATCCGCAGGGAATGTAACTAAAATAGAATGCAACCGCATATCATTTAAAAGTCTGGGCAGACGGTTACAAATGCTTCAACCAAATTTACCAAACTCCATTTTTCATTTTTTTCCTCCAGGGGAATCGTGCCATCAAAAGCCGGTTCCTCTTTTTAATGCCAAAAATCAGAAAGGCGGTATTCCATGGACGTTCCACAATCAGTAGTAGCAAAAGAAGCCAGAAGGTTAGAAGCAGAATACTGTAGAGAAAATATTGATTACTTTGTAGAGACATATGGACACTTTGAAGACAAAGATGCTGACGAACTGATTCAGCCTTTTAAACTTTGGAAAGAGCAGAGAGAGGCACTTCTAAGTATTCACAAACATAGACTAAACATAATTCTTAAAGCTAGACAGTTGGGGTTTTCATGGATGGCGTTACATTATGCAGCGTATATATTAATTTTATTTACCGGAAAAACAGTAATTGCATTATCCAGATCAGAGTTAGAGGTAATGGAACTTGTAAGAAGATTAACTGTAATTCTTCGGTATATGCCCGAATTTGTGGCAGAAGATAAATTTGTTCCGAAAACATGGACGGGACCTGTATTCAAATCTACCGCAATGAGTATAACCATTACTTATCCGGATGCACCACAAGGAATATTTCAAGCCTTTACAAGCTCTCAAAATTCGGGAATATCATTTACAGCAAATCTAATTATTTTTGACGAATGGGCAAAGCAACAGTATGCAGAGCAAATTTATACATCAGCGTACCCATCTATAAACAGACCTGGAGGTGGAAAGGTTATAGGATTGTCCACTATAGAGCGTGGAAGCAAGTTTGAAGAAATTTTTACAGATTCGGATAATGGCTTTAACAAAATATTTATCCCATGGTATGCGGACCCGAGACGTGACGCAGAGTGGTACAAACAAACCAAAAGAGCCATGGGTGCATTGATAACAAAAGAATACCCGGCAACCATTGAAGAAGCTCTGGAAGTTCCGGGAGGATCATATTTTCCAGAAGTTAGAGTTGAAACTCATATATCAAAAAAAGAACTAACTGGAAAACTAAAAAAAGTAGCGTGTATCGATTATGGATTAGACATGTTATCCGTACACTGGATTCAATTAGATTCAAAAGGAAACGCTCAAATCTACAGAGAATATGACGAATCAGGACTAACCGTAGGTCAAGCGTGCGCAACATTACTATCACTTTCATCAGAAGAAAATATTGAATTATGGCTTGCTCCACCAGATTTATGGAGCAGAAATAAGGTGGACGGCAGGGATGGATTCAATTTGTGGCATGAAAACGGAATCAACCTTATACGAACGAATAATGATAGAGCAGCCGGATGCATGTGTATGAAGGAATGGCTTAGAATTCCGGAGGTAAAAGAAGATGAAGAAATAAAACAAGCAAAGCTTACTATCTTTGATGGATGCGCACCAAATTTATATAAATGCCTTCAAAAGATTCAAAAGGATAAAAAAAGACCAAATACCTATGCAACGCAACCACATGACATCACACATGATGTTGATAGTTTGCGTTGTTTTTGCGTGTATTGGAAACTTCCATTAACAGAAAGTATAAGAACAACCGGTAAAAAATGGACTGACGATATGCTGGAAGATTATAAAAACGCTGATAACGAGGGCAAGGAATATATTATTAAAACGTATGGGGAGCCAATATGGAGATAACGAGAGGTATTAAAAGAATGGCAGACAAATTAATTCGCGCAATAAAGGATCCGGAAGAAAATAAAGACCTTAGAAAATGGATGCAAAAATTATCTGAAGCAAAAAATATATACGAGCCTGACCTTAATAAAATGTCAATGTACGAGGACTATTATAACGGAACCAGGGAAGTTAAGGGGAATGTAAATACTGGGAAATCTGCAACAAAATTGGCGAATAATGTAAGAAATATCACATACGAACTCATTGAAAGCCAGACAGACAGCTCTATTCCAACTCCTAAAGTCATCGCAATACACGAAGAGGACGAAGAATTGGCAAGACAGGTTGAGGAATTCCTGATAAATGAAACAAAAATGCTCGGTCTGCAGATGATAAACGATCTGAATGAAAGAATGACGCCTATTATGGGCGGTGATTTTTTTCATGTCGAATGGGATTCAAAAAAAGGTATGCATTGCAATATAGGGGATGTGGTAGTTTCAGAAAGAAGTCCAAAACATATAATTCCACAGCCTGGAGTTATAGATATCGACAAAATGGATTACATTTTTATTCTTGTAAGCCAGACAAAAGAGTATGTAAAGAGAAAATACGGAGTTGATGTTTCTCTTGCGTACGAACAGTTTCCAGAATTAAGAGATGCTGAAAAAAGAAAAGCAAGTGATGATCTGGTTACAGTTAATATGTGCTATTACAGAAATGAAGAAGGCGGAATTGGTCTTTTTACATGGTGCGATAGTTATGTTCTTGAAGATTTAGAGGATTACCAGGCAAGGCAATTAGAACATTGTACAAAATGCGGGGAAATTAAATCAGGCGATGTTTGTCAGTGTGGAAATAAAGTATTCAAAAAGCAAAAAGAAGATTCCGAAACCATTACTGAAGATATAAATACGTTAAGCGGAAAAATAATTAGCGCATATTGTCAAAAAGAAATTCCTGTTTTAGATGAAAACGGAAACCCTGTAATAAATCAAGATGGAACTCCAATGGTTGAAAATACTATGGAGCAAAACAAAATTCCATATTATAAGCCAAAAGCCTACCCGCTGGTACTTAGAAAAAATGTTTCAAGAAATGGAAGGTTGCTTGGATTTTCAGACCCCGAAGTAATTCAAGACCAACAGGACACCATTAAAAAACTTGGAAGTAAGATAAATGAGAAGATTATGAAAGGTGGATCTATCCTTACCCTTCCCAAATCATCAAATTTAGATTTAACAGAT